TTAAGGCAGGTTTAAACCGCCTTTTTTCTCCATCTGGTTAGGTTCAGATACACCCGTTTTAGCTGGTTTCTTATGGTCAACTATTTCTCTTACCCAGCGTTCAGTTAGCCCATATTTGACTGCTAGTATGCTGTAATTTGTCCCATTGAATTCTTCACGTATCAATACATCGCGTTTCTTGACAAGTATTTTGTCGAGCTTCGGGAAATAAAAGGCCAAGCCCCCGAAGTTCTCATTTAATACGAGGGCCGCTTTAACACCCATTTTGCGTGCTATTGCATTATAGGGCTCAGGCAATTCATCAAGGGCAATTCTATCGGCAACATTTTCAAGCCAGTTGACCATCCAAGTCCTCCTTTTCTCGTTTTGGATTCCATTAATATCAAGTTTCCAGATGCAGCCTGGACATGTTTTCTGACCGCGGAGAAGCCCTTTCAGCGCGGCAATAACCATAGATGCTTCAGGGCTTGTTTTAATTTCCTTAAGGCCGAAATGCTTGAGCAACCACCGTTCATAATCCTGGGGATGGTCTGGATTATCTTAATGAGTTTAGGATCTATAGTGTCTTCTGCCATCATTACACCCGTTGGGACACTTCAAATAACCTTCACGAAGTGCCTGGTTCGCGGTAAGCTCCGGTGCCCATGACAGACCGCATTTCTTGCACTTAAGCTTTAAGTCTATCGACGTTACAGGTTCCAGGCCGAATTTTGACAGCTTTTCTGCTGAAAACAGGTTCGTTATCTCTCGGATGCTCTTCCTGGGATCCTGCCCTACCGACATGAAGGCTGCTCTGAATGAAGCTTCTGGTATCCAGAAGGTATAGCCGTCAAGATATCTTACACGGTATCCTGGGCGGCCCATCATGCAGTCTGGCCAAGCCTCAACCATTTGTCCGCAAACGAAATATTCCTTCATTTAAGTCTCCTTGCCATTTATTATTGCACCCGGTCTCCTATGGCCTTTGTAAGGGATGGGACAAGCTCACGGGCAAGCTTATCCTGATCGTACACGTTGCCGTAGATATGGATGGTTATGCCGGGTATCCGGGATGCTTCCTCCTGAGTGGTCGAGGAGGATTCGGACTTGTTTTTGTGTCCGCCGCCATGAGAGGACGGTATAGAAGGGCTCGATACGGATGCTTTATTACCCGGTTCCATGGCGGCAATCTGGCTTACCCGCGCCATGCCGTAGGCGATGGCTGCTGCGGCTGCGGCAGCACCGAGGGCAGGGCCGACAACTGGGATACTTGCCATGGCGGAATATGCCCCGACAGCGGCCTTAATCGTGTCGATGGTTGTTTGGGCGATGGAAAACGCCTTAAATGCTGTGAAAGCGGCCTTTGACTGATTGCCGGACATCTGGTAAAAACTCATGGCCATACCGGCCATCATCCCGAAGGTATTTGAGGCCATCTGAACCTTTTGTTGATTCGTTAGCGCTTCCTGGGCGCTTGCCTGTTCTGCAAGCACATCCAGCTGCGCATAATAATCTTGGGCCATGGCCAGGCGTAGCGCATAATATTCATTTAATTTTTGGAACTCCTGTCCCATGGAGGCCAGTTCAAGTAGATCCTGCTGGCCGGTCATGCCCTGGGTGCCACGAGAGATTGCTTCTAAAGCGGCATTGTCCCTGGCTTCCTGTTGCCTTCGGACATGCTCTTCCATTTTTTTGAAGAGGTCTTGGTAGTATTCGTCCCATATTTTCTTTTTTGCCTGGGCTACCGCTTCGGTGGCACGGAGGTCATATTCGTTATATTGTTCAATAGTCAGCGCAAGACTGTCCATTATTTTGCGCGTATCGGCAAGCCACGTGTCCTCTGCGGCAAGTCGCCGCTCAATCTCAATTCTTGTTTTGTCAGTAAGGGTTTCTTCAAGGACGAGGTAGTTTTGGTACTCTTCGTAGTATTGTTTAGATGCTTCTTCGCTTGCCTCCATATCGCGTTTAAGAAGTTCATATCCTTTATTCTTGGCAATCTCGGCGTCTACCCTGGCAAAAAGCTCAGGATGCTTGCTGTACTGCTCTTTGAACTTCGCTGCTGTGCGGTCAAGTTGCATAAATGTCTTGTCAAGATCGGAGAGGGCCGGATCGGCGAGAGACGTTGCAAAGGCAAGGTCGTTAAGGGCCTGCTGTGCCTTTTTCAGCTCGTCGGCTGCCTTTTTGGCAGCAACACCCGCGGTATTCACGCCGGTTGCGAGGCCGTTTGCAGCCGGAGGTCGCTCAATCTCCGCCTTGGCCTGTTTGATATAATACAGGACTTCACCCGTATTAGTCACCATACGGGCCATACCTTCCGTTCCCCCCATCATATCTTCTTCCGTGGCTTTTCGGAACCCTGACGCGGCCATAGCCATGTCCTGCAAAGCGCGGTGTGATGCTTCCGCCCGCGACTGCAAGGTGTCAAATATAGCCCTGCCCTTGTCCACAAAACCGAGTGTGGCAACTAAAATAGCCATGCCCTGGCCAATCCTGTCGAGATAAATACCGAGCTGATATGCTGCCGCCATTGCTTCCCGCATGTTTTCGGCAAAACCTTCGCCCCATGTTTTCATATCACCGGAATTCTTAAGGTTTTGCAGGGTTTTGTCCAGCTCCTTGATCTCATAGGTAAATTGTTCTACCGCTGCCTGCAGGGCAGGGGTGAACATCTCCCCGAGTTTGAGTTTTACCTCTTCAATGTACCGTGGCAGGGAGGTAATCTGCTTGCCTACGGTGCCCATGGCGGCTTCATATGCCCCCGCAATATTCGTACCTGCCTGAAGCGCAGCCTGAAGCCTGATGTTTGCCTTTTCCGCCTCGGTGAAGGAGTCGGATGATCTTTTCGTTTGTTCGGCAACCCTCTTATATGACTCCTCAAAATTCACGTTGATGCCAATGGTTCTTAAAACCTCTACCTGGGCTGACTGGATACCGTGAATGAGACGGCCGAGCGCTTCGGACGAGTTAACGTTGCCTATGACAGCTGCATCCTGGGCAACGCGGGCAAGGTCCTGAGCCTTTGTCAGATCCATGTTTGCCTGGGCCATGCGAATGACGGTCTGCATAGACTCCTGGGTTGTGATGCCCATGGCTTTGACGCCTTCGGCAAGGGCGTGCATCTCGTCCTTACTTCTGCCTGTGTTCGCCCCGACCGTTTCCAGTACCTTTCCGAGCGTCTCTACCCTGGCCGCAAGGAGGGCTGATTCTTTTATCAGTTCCTTCGCCGCATCGACAACCTTGTAGAGGCCAAAGGCGGCGGCGGCCTGGGCAGCAAGGTCACGGGCGCGCGAGGTCAGGGTATCCAGCGAGGTTGTAACACCATTTAAGGCCGTGATTGCCCCTTTATTATCTGCATTTAGCACTATTTGAACTACATTCGGCATTTCAGATCTCCTTACGTTATTTCTGGCTGCTCATCAGATGCAGGGTGCCGCCCCTGCATGACAGGGGTTGTAAGCCCCTGTTTCGCTACTGTTATACAGACCTGTTACTTTGGGCTATACTTTTGCCACGTCTCGTCGTCAACGCCCATGAGTTTATTTATGAGTCGCTGCGTATCGCTCATGGGTGCCTTAGCCTCTTGTTGATCTGTTTTGCCTTGTGCCTGATCTTTTTCATCACCAATTTCAAATAGTGCATTAATCAGGCGCTGGGTTTCATCGACAAGTGAAGCAGCATCTACGCCAGCCCCAGCTTCCCCGCTTTTTGCTCCATATTTCAGGAATGTTTCATTGTCAACCCCGCACATTTTGTTAATCTGGCTCTGCACTTCGCTGATCTCGGCCTGATCCGTGGTTTTTTGAGTGTGTTTCATACTGCACCTCCGTAAAAAATTCGCTACTGTGTTCTTCTCTAAAGGAATAGTTATATCCATCAAGACGGCATCATCGGTATTATTCATGACATGACCTTTTTGAGCCGACCTGTCACTAAGCTACACCGGCAGTTATGTTGATTTCTCCATAAGCCTTTGAGCGCCGTGATGACCATGCTTGCCTCAATCGATGTCTGAATTGAGGATATTTTAAAATACCGTTTAAGCCACCCTTTAAATCCGTTTTCAGTTCGCCACCGGATATCGTTTCGAAGCCGCCTAATTGTTGCGAGTTGCGCCTGGCTTGCCGGATAAATAACGTTTTCCGGTATTGCTTCACGAGGTGGTCTCGGGGCACAAAACGTACAACGCCGTTTCTTCGCCGGAGGTGTAAACCCGAGGCTTCTTAAATAATCCATTAAATCATTGCCTTGCGCTGCTGTGAGATCCCGCGCCGAATTTACTCCATACCGCGTCTTCAGCATGGCTCGATATGTGTCATCGGTCATATTGAGCCATGTTTTTGCTATATGTATTGTCGCAAGCCAGTTTTTTTTCATCTCTGTATTTTTTTGCATTTCCTCTCCATTACGCGTCATGAAACACACGGAATATACACACTATGGGATCTCCGCTCGCTTCTGCAACCGTTTCTTTTCTTCGTGTGCACCCTCTTGACACAGGAATCTTCGCAGTTTGAGAAGCGCCCTCCTCTCGATTTGCTGTGCCTGTGCACCGCTTAAACCCAAAGCGTGCGCAACCTCTTTAAAATTCATATCCTGAAAGAATCGCATATTGATAATATTCCGCTCTCTTTCCGTTAGGCGCGACACCGAGGATAGCAGTTGTTCAACCTCTATGCTGCCGGTCTTGTCATCAAATGCCCTCTCTGCTGCCATGTCAGCCGTTCGGTCTTGAAACGTAACTTCATCATTCAAGAATATGGAAGAATGCTTCGCGCTGGTTATAATGAGTCGCAGGATCTCCTTCTTGATGTGATAGACAGCATATGTGAGAAACCGCACCCCTCGCAGCGGGTCGTTTTTTTGGCTCGCAATGAACAGGCCCATACATGCAGCGGATACAAGATCCGCAGCGGGAATGTCCTGCCTGAGATATCTGAATGCCATAGAGACAGCAAATCGGAGGTTTGCCGCGACCAGCTTATTCCGGGCCTCCATGTCGCCCGCCTTTGCCCTGAGACCGGCGACTATTTCCTCTTCTCTCGTCATTAGCGGTATGCGCCTAAGTTCATCCATAAACACCCTCAAAAGGTCTTTTTCTCCTGACATTTTTCCTCCCGGTGTGCTAAGATAGATGCACCGAGAGAAATGCCGTTACTCTTCGCTAAGCCATGTTCACTGGCGGGGGAACATGGCTTTTTTGCATTCATTTTGAATCTCACGCCCGTAGCTCAAACTTGCACCGGTTAAGCACGGGTGTATTTTCCTGGGTTGCTTGACCGGTTAGAACTGTTCGCGGGATGATTCCCTGAAGGCGACTACACGAGCACGTGAAATCCTTATTGACTTTCACAAAGCCGGTACACTTGAAACAATTGCAATCCGGGTACTTTGCCCGCATCGTCTCATCGACGGCCATCAGCTCATATTTATCCACGGAAAGTTTTCGATCGTAATACGCAGGCACCGGCTCTTCTCCATATAACCAAATACCGGGCACAGCATGCACCAGATGATAATCCACGTCAGGGCCGGACTGAACCAACCTCTGACCTGCCGTGCTAAATGTCTTGCGATAGCGCCATGCCGCTGCGTCTAACTGCATCAGTATGCCTGCGAGCTGAGGGGCAAGTTCATTATACTTTACAACCAAGGGCCGGATTTCATCTTCCCTGAAGATGTCCTTTTGTAATTCCGTCTTCCTTACAGACAGCCTTTTATCTTCATCCCCCAACCTTGTAATCTTTCTGGAAAGACCCTCGATTTCGTCCCCCAGGAGCTCCTCGAATTTGCGAGCTGTATCGATGAGGGCGTTTATTTCTTCCAAGCTTCCCCCATCAACCAGCAGATCCTGACGCTCTGACCGCAATTTGAGTACATATGATTCGGCTTGGGCCTCTTTTTTCTTGGTTGCGTCAAGCCGTTGTTGGGCTTGCTCTAACTCGACACCTGTCTGGAAAAGCCGATTTTCTATCTCGGATAATTCATTTCTTAATGCTTTAACCTTTTTCATTGTCTGATCCTCCTCTATTTTCTCTAGGTCGGCAATCTACCTTCTCTCCGCACAAAGCATCTCCTCTGTTTGCAGTTTGTCCGCCACCTGGTTCTGTATCAATTCCATAACCTTGATCCCTGCCGCATTGATTCCTGAGATTGCATCCAGAAAAATGTCGAAACCGTCTGCCCAGTCTGGCGCCGATATCCTTCCATTCTCTTCTTGATAACATGCCGCCTGGGAGAATAAATCCGTCATATTTATCATTCTCTCTATTCTTTTGCGGGTCTCATCAAATGCGGTCTCAACCAGCTTTGCTTCTGGCATCGCGTCTGGGGCAAAACACGCCGCAGACGCACGCTGAAGGTCATGGGTCGCGCTAAAGAGTTCACCGGTTGCCTGCCAAAGATCTTCAAGAGGCGTTTTCCAGTCTATCAGTTCGGCGTCTTCGGGATAATGTCCGTCATCATCCTTGAGGTGTTCCTCTTCCCATAAGGCAGCCAACTTAAAGACAGCACATCGTTTCTGAATCCCTTCTATCCCGCAGAGAAACTTAAGTTCAGCCTCATAGTAGGCGTCCTTTAGTTTCTCTATCTCGTCTTTGGTTTTCTGCGCAGCGCTCCCTGCATTATTCACGGCTTGTGGGCCTCGTTTCGTTTTGGACTGATTTGTCGCCTCAGGTACGCTTGCTGCCCCTACTGCAAAAATATTCTGTGCCATTGTGTTCCTCCTCTTTTTTTTATTTAAATCCCCCGAGCATATGCACATATCGGGGGTGCTTCTCTTTCCGTTGATTTTACTGCTTGAGATTTGCCTCATATTTCGCCTACACCCCGTTTAAACTCGTTTAATTTTGAATTATCTGGCCTCATGCGCCCCATCCATCGGCTTTACCCCTAAAATGCGTTTCTGGGGCATTTTCAGGAGTCTGCCTTTTCCGGGCCTGCATTGTCTTTAATGCGAACAAAACCTTATTGACCATCTCTGCATCAAGGAATCTCATGTCGGATATATGAAAAAACTTGGAAAGATACCTTCTTAAGTGTATTTCCTGGGCTTTTTCGTCAGGTTCCCGGTAGAGTTCACTCCATATACCCTCAACCATCCTGAGCTGTGCCGGTGTTGCCATACCGGGCCGCGCGCCAAGCTCATCGAATTTATCCTTGAAGTTGGGCCTGCCCCATACGCCAACACTTATTGCTGTAGATTCCCAATCGTCGATAAGCTTTTTCGCCTGGGAATAGTTGAGGTTCTTGGATGTATAAACGCCGAATCGTTCGTGAAGATATCCACGATAATTGTCGTCAGCTATTTTGAGGGTGGATTTCAGGGCGTGGAGCTTTTTAATCTGTTTGCCCGTTATTGGTCTTGTGTCGTTATCCTCGCTCAGATCTATTTTCTTCAGTTCTTCTATAAAACGATTGGCCCGGTCAAAGGTCAAATCTCTGGGAGACTGAGCGCCAAAAAAGTTGATAAGCAATAGTTTTCTGAGCCGGAAGGGTTGTATTCCCCTGACTTTGACAATATTAAAAATCTCCTGAACCTGCTCTTCTGTGGCCCGCTGTCCATCCATGTCTACCCCCTTACCGTGCACGTGCGGCATGCGTTATAGAGCCTGAGCGTTTCCGGGTTTCCCGCTCTCATGCCGATGAGCTTTGCCCTGTGCCAGGTTTCAGCGCATTTTGCCGGGGAAATTATTCCGAGAACAGGACAATCGATCTGCCCGTTATTGCCATACATTTTTTTGATCCGTTCCTCAACCCTGCCCGTACCTCCGGGATATCTGCCGGAGCAGACGAGGCTTACCGTGGACTTTGACAGGCCCAGCTCGTGGCTTATCTGTCGCAGCCCTCTTGTCTCAACTTCTTTTTTGAGAATTTCTATCCACACCGGCATTTCTCCCAAGGGGTCTCAGAGGACCAGGGTCTTTCAAAAGAATCCATATAGGGTTTTTTGTGCCTGCTTTACCCAGACATCGCAGATATCCATGTTGTCTGTATCTGATAGTAAAGCGCTGGACATTCCCCAAGCTTTGCTCGCAGATCACGGCGAGGTCATTTCTGGTAAACCTGCGCAGGGCGCGGACAACCTTCCACATTTTATCCCAGGAATTAGAAGGGGCGTTCAGTGGCTTTATGCGGGGTTTCAAGCTTGCTGCAAGCAATTCCGTGTTACGATACCAGATCTCTTTAAGCGGGCGACCGCCCTCGGTTGGCGCCCAGCGAGTATTAGTCTTGCTAATCAACCCGGCATTCTGCAACAATCTGAGCCTGGGTTTTATCTCGTGTCTTTCCATACCTGATACTTCAATAATCTGAGTTATAGTGTAATCCTCGTCCCCAAAAGAGAGACATGCCCGCATGACCGATTTAAGCATGACGGTTTCCATTGCCCTTAGTAAGGTGTGCCGATGTGACCTCTTTCAGATTATTGACCCTGGCAAGTACTTCTGCCTTGGTGAGCCACTCAATTATTCTCCTGAAACCAGCGGCATTGTTGTATATAATGTCAATAGCATCGTCCGTTAGAGGCACCTCACATAGCCGCGCTGCTATCATCGACACATCAGCTCTTGTGAGAGGCTGAAACCGCAGCACCTCCACAAATCTATCCCATAAGTGACTGAATCGCCTCAGTTTTTTGTCTGCCAGCTCCATACCGACAAAAATTACCGGCACGCCCGTCATATCATTAAAATCTCTTAATAACTCCAAAATGCGAGAGTCAGCGCACATATGGTCCGCCTCATCAATATAAATGGTTCTTCGTTTATACATCTGTGCTTCCACGCATTGTTGCCACAGGTCCTGAGTTCTGCGTTCGGGGACAAGGCCAAGTTCACTTACTATGGTCGATAAAACCCACGGTATGTTCATTGCCGCTATCATACGGACATAAATCGCATCGGTATTCGCAACTCGCCGAAGTATTGCCTTTGTTTTACCCAGACCTGGATTCCCGAATATCAGGGCCATGACATTTATGCCTGGCAGCAACCGATGGATGCGATCCAGGCTGTTGTCTAAACGTAGTACATTTGAGGTTGCTACAAATTCGTTGAGTCTCATGTGATATACCCCTCCTGGGTATCAAAATATTGCCTCATGCGAGGGTCATGCCTTCACAGGGCCTCTTTTTTTAGCTAATCTACGCATCCTTGTCTTACCGAGACCCGGATCTCCAAACACCAGGCCCATGCCTGGGAGATAACTGGGTCGTCGAAGGAGGCGATCCATGGCGTCGATTAAATTTGTCACGTTTGAGGTTTTTGCGAAAAGTTTTTTCATGATGTAGCCTCCTGGGTATCAAAATATTGCCTCATGCGAGGGTCATGCCTTCACAGGGCCTCTTTTTTTAGCTAATCTACACATCCTTTGACGGCAATCAGCTCGCTCTGCCGTTCAAAGAAATCAACACCTGTTCGGTATGCCAGAGTGTTTGTAAACTCCTCGATGAATGTTTTATCCTGTTCGGTTTGGTGTTGCGGGTTTTTACAAAGCCACTCATATTTTTCTCGCTCACTTCTGAAGAGAGGCCGTGCCTCTTTAACTTCACCGGAAAGTTGACCTTGATCTGGTTCGTCGGAACAGGCCTGAATGGCAGGCATGGGAGGCTCCAGCATGTAGTCAGGGATAGAGCGTTCTTCCGGTTCTGGCAGTGAAGGCTTTATGGACTCCAGCGCCTCGATGGTTCTGGTCGTTAACGGCACAATATCTATCCAGGGCGGGTCTTCTTGCTTGTTTGAGATATATGATTTCGCCGCCTTTATGACGGCTTTCTGGAGTCTTTTTTGCTTGTTTTGGAGATGTCTCACCTCGGCAACATCCTTTGCAGAGCCCAGGTGTGCGGCCATAGGGTGGACTGCCATGGTACGTTTCGCGCTGCACAGGAACCGCCCTTCACGGTCGTACACTTTGATAAAGCTAAGATTAGAAAGAGAATACTTGATAAAGACCGATTCTCGAAGCCCGAAAAGGGCATCATCATAATAGTCTGCACCTAAAAAGCGTATACCGTTGGCGCGGATCGTCTTAATCTCGGTGGCCATCATCAGCTCATCTAACTCATCGATATTGACTCCTGGCCCTCGGCCTTCATTGAAAACCTCTCCAATGGTTTTACCCTTTACATGGGGGCATAGTTGTACTTCCAAATATTGATGAATCCAGATCTCAATCATCTCCACAGTTTCCTCGATTGTGGGTATATAGCCGTTATGGTGGATTTTATGGAATATCTCGCCCATTTTTGTCCAGGCCGGCTTGTCATCGACTGACGCTCCGGTGAAGGAGGGTAAGAGGCGCTCGAACTTGCCGAGTTCCTTAAAAAATCTCTCTATTGGTTTTGCTTTCGCGTTATACGGGCGGGCGAATACGGCCATAATGCCAACCTTGCCGAAAAGACCTCGAATATCCGACCCTTCAAAGTCTATACTTTCAGTGAAGAACTTCGCCCGGAATGCTTTTCCATTATCCTGGTAACAAACTTTTGGAATCTTACCCAGGTTAATAATGGAATTTCGCAAGGCTGAAGCAATGGCCTGAGTATTCTCTTCAACCATAATTTCAAAACCTGCCAGGTTGAAGCTCTTCCAGTCCAAATATCCGATAAGCATTGGCCTGCATGGTTTACCGGTGTATGGGTTAATGATTTGGAAATTGAGGCGATGGCCGTCAGATACCAGGACGTTGCCCACTTCTAATAGGGAAGCATCTCGCTGTATGCTGAAGATCTCTTTGTCTTTCAGGGCTTTTTCGCCTTCTCTCATGTGGGTAAAGAAGTGACTGTTTTTGGCTTTAAACCACTCGGCCCAGCGGCGGAAGGTAATAGGGTGTGAAGGAGAAGGAATACCGCGATTAACAAGAACGACCTTAGAGATCCGCGTGGCTTCTCCAATGGAAAGCCTGTTGGGATTCAAAAGACAATCCCGGAAGATGAGTTTTTCTTCATGGGTAAGGGAAGGCTCTTTCCGTTGACGATTATATTTCGAAACGTTGAGCGTCCAATCGTAAGGGTTCCACCGATAAAGGCTGCTTACACTGACTTCTTTTAGTATCTTAAATATAGAAGGGAAAAGAATTCCTGTATTGTATGAGGAGATAAAATCACGATCAAGCTGAAGATATTTGCCATGGCGGCCATAGAGCTTGCGGTGAGTTAGCCATTTATGGGCCAGATCAGTGCGAGCAAGTGCCTCTATTTTGTCTTTTTCAAATATCATATCAGGGGTGGCGGAAACGGGCGAGGGGAGCTCGCCCCGTTCTGTCTTGCAGATGGCATCGCCGGGGGGTGTGGCGATGCTCAAACGCGCGCCTTGACCTTGCACTGCCTGATTAACCGGGGCGGGGGAATTTATTGTAACCCCCCGCCCCCCAATCATGAAGTTGCTGCCCTGAGAGCTTGGGGCAGCTATGGAGGAGGTGCCATTTTTCTTGATATATTGCTGCTGAAGAGCAGTTGGCAGTGAGGATAGAGGGATATTGTACCGTTTTTTTCGGTCGATGACGACCCCTTTGTATTTGCCGAGACGTATGTTTTTTTGAATGGCCCTGGGTGAAACGTGGAGGAAACCGGCAACCTCTGTTACTGTCAACATCGGTTCATCTGCCCCTCTTAGTAATGGTATGCACTCGTTCATAGCTTGCTATCTTTAACCAAGCTTGCAAGCTGGTCTTTTATTTGGTGTAAAGTCTGTTTTATTTCGGATAAATGAGTCTCAGCAGATAAATCATTGAGTGCTGTTTTCTTTAAAAGCCGGGCAGCCTTTTGCTTTATTTCAGCGGCAAGGCGCGGGTCATTTACGCTAATAACATACCGAAACCCTTCCCGACCCTGGTACGGCTCTAACCGCTGGATTTTTGTGTATACTCCCCGGTAAATTCGTCTCCTCACGGCATCCACTGATACCCCGGCAAACCGACTGGCCTCCTCTAATGTTAACCACTCTATCATCTTCCACCCCCGTTCAGTTCGTCTTCAAGGCGAGCAATGAGTTCAAGAATACGGTCTCTCTCTCGCCTGAGCCGAGCGATCTCGATCAGGCGGTTGTCTGCATTTGTAATAATTGAATATCCAATTGGGTCCAGGAGGGCTTGTACGTGCTCGACAGATCCGGTAAGCGCCACAGTAGCCGGTAGATCCTCAGCCCGTAGTCCCCACGAAACGTCATGACTGCAAATTTTATCCAAAAGGCTTTTGCTTATATCTCGTCCGGTTAGCTCCGAAAGGCGTCCAGCGAGTATGTGTCGGCTTTCCTTGGATCGTGAGAATATCTTTGAGAGAGCGGCCCGAAAGGTAAATGAGACATCAAGGGGCCCGTAAGAGTTGTGAAAATATTTTTTTTCATTTTTCATTGACCCACCCGCATTGCCTCTGCTAAAGTTGCATTATGAGTCATGATAAACTTTCCTTTTTTCCGGGTTTTCTTCCTCTGCGAATCCGTTTGCAGGGCACCGCATCCGGCCAAAGTAATTTGAGAGGAACGTTTATCGCGTCAGCTATGGCTTGTCTGAGCCAGTATGCTTTAATTTTGCCATTAATGGTTTGTGTGATCGCACTTCTATGCACCCCAAGTGTTTTAGCTAACTTAGAGCCGGTGATGTGTCTCAAAATAAGCGCCGATCTGATTCTGTCTTGCGGTCTTATGTCCATGATGAAATCATTATAGTCGGTGACTGACAAAGATGTCAAGAAAAAAAAGACTGTTACAAACATATAATCTTGGAAGACTTAGCGATCGTATTGAATATTTAAGAGACAATCATTCTCTTACGCAACAACAATTTGCCGATAGGCTTGGCATTTCAAGGTCTTATGTCTCTGAATTGGAAAAGGGTAATTATACGCCCTCAGATCAATTGTTTTTAAACATTTGTCGGTCCTTCCATGTTCATCGCAAATGGTTGGAGGAGGGCACCGGTGAAATATGGGATAGAAGTAATAGGACTTTTAAAGGCTACCAATTAATAGATGACATTAATGAAAGGTTGGAATGGGGAGATACGCAAGTGGCGCTGTCTACTGTTGCCAAAATAGTCAATATTGATACAGACAGTTTTTCTGAAGATCCCGGTCGAGTAATAAGGTTTGCCGATGATGACATTGATAGCGTATTTAATGCGATCATCTCTATATTTCGAGAAGGCGATAAGAGCAAAATGGAGGCCATCAAGGCCCTTGTGTTTGCGTTGGCACCAAGGCGATCTACGAGAGATATTCAAGATACTTTAGTATACCAAACAGTGCAGCATTTAATGGGAGACATGAGAGGGGCAAAAGCTCTCTATGATATGGGAAAACACGATTTGGCAATGAGTGAGTTTATTCGTTGTATTAATAGATTCAACTCATTCTCTCCTGATTTACAGTCTCTGGTTCGCAGCGAGGCGCCTGAATTCGAAATGGAGTGGCAGGAGCTGTTGCTCAGTCAGATTCCCGCATATCAGGAATTATTGACGAAGGTTCTCGCCGTGGTTGAGTCAGAGACTGGCATTCCCGAAGAGGAATTAGTTCATCGTTTGCCTGATATTTCCGGGCGACAGATCCAATTATTATTATTAGTTGCCGAGGCCCAGGGAAGGCTTAAAAGGGTAAAGAAGGGACGTAAGGTCCTACTTTATTTATCATCTTAACCGCAATGTTGGGTGATCCGGTGACTCCTAATTTTTGGGAGTAGATCGCGCTATCTCCATTAGTTAACTATCTGATTTTATTACTTCCGTGTTTAACGTACCCTCCGAAATATACCATTTATCTAAGCTTGAGTTCTCTTCTTGTGTGTTTACCAAAATCAAAGGCGATATACTTGTACCACTTTAAATAAAAGTCCTCAACTCCTCCGGGCATTCACAGCATTTTTATTCCCCCCAAAGAATACCGCTGGCCCGGAGGATCTCTTAAGACACATGTGCTGTACTTTTTAGCAGAGTTCCATTAGGGAAACTTCCGAAATTCGGAGGTTCTATTTCGTTAAGTGCATGATATTGTTCAGATCATATTTTGTGAAACTTCCGAAATTCGGAAGAAGCCACATGCACGATCTTTACAGCGTCATAGATATTGCTCTTATCAAGGCCAAACAACGGCTTAATTAAGATGGAGTATGGAAAAAATGCAATATCTGATATAGAGATTGAACTCATGATAAAGCTGTTTTCTGCCTTCCGAGCTGAATGTTCGCCCGATGAGAGGATTTACTCAAGAAGTTTGAACGGTTGTTTCCTTTATTTTTTGCTGATATCATGGCTTAGTTAGTTATTATTTCCTTCGTACTCAGCCACGGTTTTAATTAACCGCTCCGCGTGTTTGTAAATATCATCAATGGATGTGATTTCAACTCTGGTTTCTTTTTTTGCCTCAAAAAGCCCGATATATTTTTTCTGGGTATTTAAATATAATCGGCAAATCTGCTTTCTAATGGTATCATCCAATAAAATGTTAAAATACGATTGATTATCCCGGTAAAAAACCCTCCTCGGATCTATTGTATTTCTTAAAATTGATTTTACAATAAAGAAACCCTCCTTCTCAAGATCGGTCGTCTGCACCTTCTTTTCTTCGGCAGTCTGAATTTCTTCTTGGATTTGTTTTGGTGCAACCGCCTCCTCTTGTTTTGCCTCCTGCTTCAAGGCAGATTTAAGCCTGTCGTTTATCATATCGTTTATTAATTGATGGAGTGATTTTTTTACTATGTCGGTAAACTGACCAAGAACTTTTTCCGTGATGATCTTTGGGTATATCTTTTTTGCAAAAAACCTAACAAACTCCCCGGAAGGATTTACAATTTCCTCCGCCATAATAGATTTAATCTCATTCGTGTATTTCAGCTCGCTTGCCGCTGAAAGCACCTGGTCTATATCAAAATAGGATTTGTGGAATTTTTTCAATTCTTCAACTAAAGATTCTTTCAGATCCTCGATGTTGAATTCAAGAAAGGGCTTCTCATCCATCTTGTTTGGTTCAACCAGGTCAGTGTAAAAACGATACAACACGCCGTTCGTCAATAGCCCGAAGCGGCTCTGTGTCGTATGAAAGTACCTGAATAATTGAGAATTATATACGTCGAGCTCCTCGCCGCACCACTTGCATTCAATCAGTATAATAGGACATCCCTCGCGCAAAATGGCGTAATCAACTTTTTCTCCCTTCTTAATCCCCAGATCGGCAACAAATTCAGGAACAACCTCAGATGGATTGAAAATGTCGTACCCTAAAGCGTGTATAAAGGGCATAATAAAAGCGTTCTTTGTTGCCTCTTCCGTCTGTATCTGATCTTTCAGCTTTAATACTTTTTCCCCCAACCGTTTAATCTGGTCTTTGAAGTCCAT